CTTGAAAGGATGTATACTGTGGTGGGTGGATTTGTTTTTAGGACCATGATAGGTTGGGTCGCTCAATACTATAGAGTCCCACTTATTTATACACGCGCCCTGACGTGTTAATTTTATATTTAATTATGATTATACTGATCATCTGAACTCTCGTTTACTTCTATTCGGCAGTCGGTCACAGTGGTTCCTGTAACACCCACAATAAGTGTTCCAATGTCACCAGTTACTTTAATGGATGCTGTGTAAAGGGCTTTGGTACCGCTGGCATTGAAAACAGTGACAGCACGCTTAATTGCTGCACCGTTTCCAGTTATAAGGAGCGATGTCAGACCAGTACCAGTCAACAGCATAGTGAAAACATAGTAACCAGGAACGTTGAAGGCAAAGGACACTGGATCAAAGTAACCTCCTGGAAAAGAACCAAACATGTCAAGAAAGTCTCCAAGTGGTGCTGTGGGGGAGTTGTTGGCACCAGCTGCCACGCTAGAAACAAAACTAGCGGAAGGACAGCTGCTTGGGTGCGGATCATAGCACTCAATTATAAAGTCAGCAAACACTGACCCATAAATGCCGGAGGTGGTAGGGTTGGTGTAAATGATAAGCTGGCCATAGTCATACGTCTTCTGGTCAGAGTCACGAACTGTGCCGGTGCGAGTGTACCATGAACCGCCTCTGATAGGAATATCCAAAGTCAAAGGTTGGTACACTGCCCCGTGAACATACTTGCGCAACGAGTAGAAGTCATTGGGTAGCTCGATGTCTTCCTCAAGAACATCTGGGTCAAATCCAATGCCAACAAGGCCACTAACGTTGGTAGCGGTGGCCGGAATGTACTCATAGCAAAGCTTCTTAATGCGATAGCGATCGAAGTTGCGAGCCATTCCTGCAGTCCAGCTATCGAACGAGGTGGCTAGTGCTGGTTGGATTGGGATAGTAACGAAGTTGATGGTAGTAGCAGTTCCAACAACGTCCTTCACGTGCACGCGGGCGCGCATCCTGAAGGTGCTGGCATTGCCTGTGTAGCGGGCCGCACGCGATGATACCTTAGAGTTGAAAGTGCCCGGGATGCGTCCTCCTTTGAGATGGAGGCCTTGGGGCCGAAAAGCCTCCTTGGGGGGAGTCTTTTTGTTTGCATACGAATAGGCGGCGGTAACCATCTTTCTAACGGCAGGCGAAGTGGCAAGGTTGTAGAGTGTGGAGAGTGCATCTGTTTGTTGATTGCCGCGTCGGCGCTGGCGGCGATTGGCGGCATTGGAGGAGACGATGGCACGGGACATGATTTGGGTGAAGTAGGGGATGAGTTATTTGAGCAATCAGAACATGCACAAGTATACATATAGAATGAATGAATGAAGACTACAAGGGGATCGCCAAGTAGGAAAGTCAATAAATTGGTATTGTGGTATAACTTTCAGTGGGGAGGGGATCGTTATAGACAGGCACCTGGAGGTCATAGAACTCCTCAAGTGCTACCTGTTGATCAGGAGTGACACCAAATGCTAGGAAAAAGCTAACGCGGGCGTCAGGATGGACATAGCTCAGACTCGACCTATCAAGCCGTGCCCTCATAAAGTCCATCCCTGTTCGTTCATTGTCAGCAATTTTCGCCACTTTGGTTCCAGCCCCCCGGCCAAGCATCTTATAAAATGCCGGTAGGACTGGGAGACCGCCGGTAAGGGCCAAACCACAGTCGGCTATGGACTTGCGGTAAGTATTCCAAGCAGTCTCTGTTGTCACTGGTCTGTAGCTGGCTAAATCCTTGGAAACAGACGTGGGGAAGTTGCGGACCATAATGTATCCGGTTCCGTCAAACACAGGGTGGCATTGGCAGAACTCAATTTCTTCGAGTTCATACACTGGTGCCTCTACCTTCATGTCATAACCCATGTCCATAAACCAAGGTGGCAATTGAGCACTGAATCGCGCCAAATGACGTGACTCCATCATAACCACACAGTCGTCTCCATTGTTCAC